CAGCATGTTTTAATGACCACTCCATTGCAGCAAGGTATAAATCTGTATCTCCCTGTGTTAGTTCTAGATTTTGAACTTTACTTCGTGTTTCATTATCTAAATTTTGTATTCGTACATAAGGAGGATTACCTATAATTATATCATATCTTTCTTCTATATCTAAAAATGAAGATACAAAAGCATTATTAAATCCATTTTCCTTCGCAATCATAATAGCTTTTTCATCAGTATCACAACCAAAGATTTCAGCCTCTGGGCAAAGTTCTTTTGCAACTTGCATAAAGATACCTGTTCCGCAGCCTAAATCAAGAATCTTAGGGGGTCCATCATATGCTACTGAATTTTTATCTGTTTGCCATAAAGAAAGAGCTTGTTTTACTACTTGCTCTGCTATTTCTTTTGGAGTATATACTATACCCTGCATCTTTAAAGTTTTTGCACTTAAAGTTTTGGGGTAATCATAAAATGTTTGATTAATCATGCGTGTATATCCGAAGTTTTAATAAAGGAATCTAATGTCTGCAGGGGATAACTTAAGTTATAGTCGTCATCATATTCTATATTGAGAACATTATATGTTTCACCTAATTTTTCCCAGCCACTTAGTTGATAAGGACTCATCATACCTTTTTTATATATGATAATACTACTACAATTAAATTCATCTAGTGTTTGTCCTTGTAATTCCGCTAGTGCCATTCTAAGATAATTTTTGTGGTTTTTTGCATAAGAAGATTTAAAACATTTAAATTCAAATGTTGTCTTATCATGTCCTATATCAGCTTTATGTGTACCACCAAAATAATCTGAAATTTTATATTCTAAATTCCAATCTTTTTCTGTTTCTTTATTTAACCAATCGCACATTGGTTGGTGTAATGCATCAACAGCCTTGGCGGATCTTTTTCCGTCTAAGCCTTCTGCATTAAGTTGATTTATGGTTGTGAAGTGATTTTGTATGCCAGTCACTAAGGCTTGGTTTAAACTTGTCATAGCTATTTCCTTTTAGAGCAAAGCTCATTTTAGTTTTTAGAGAAATTATTTTTCCCATTTCTATATATATTATAACAAAAAATAAGGGCTATGTCAAGTATTAAATTTAGTTAAGGTAAATTTTATCTAAAATATCTTTGAAGTGAATTTCTAGAATCTCTTTTGCTTCGGCTAATGATATAATTTCAACTAAGCCTTCAAACAATGATCTAGAGTTTTCAAAATTTAATACCATATGAACTCCTTTATCTGAAGGTTTAAAATCTCCTTCAAAATCTAAATAATACTTTCTAATATGTAAGTATTCTATTCCTCGAAATTCATTAATTGTTAATTTAATTTGTTCAGCACCATCTTCAGATTGACTGATAACTTTTTGATACACCTCAGGTGCTTCATCTACTTTCACTTTTTGTTCCTCAAAATTGATTGTAGAGGAGCAATATGTGTTACATTCGCAGGTCTTAAAAGTCTATATGAATCTGTATCCCAGCAAAAGAGTAAAACTGTATCATCGGATTCTTTAGCTCTATTCTTTTTACTTTGGATATATTTATTATCAAAATTTAAGGTACATACATTGTATTTTAACTTTTTAGAGTTTGTACTCCTATAAGTTATTATAGCATCTTCATACTCAGTTACAACGTCCTTGAATTTCCATTTTTCCACTAAGATTCTCCACTACTATCAAGAAAACTCTTTCTGTTAGTAATGGTAAAATCTAATTCATTGTGGTAATGATGTTCGTGAAATAAACTGCAGCTTTTCCAGTTAATCTATCTATAATACCTTGATCAATTTCTTGACCAGCATCTTGTATAGCATCTGATAATGCACTCTGTGCATCAGCTTTACTAACTCGACTGCCGCCCGTAGAATTGCTACTAGAACTCGTTGGTGCTTTTTTCACATATACACCTGCTCTTGTCAAAATCATTCTGACTCCGTTAGGGCTTTCACCCAAACTGTCAGCAACGTCTTTAACAATTTCCATACTTGTTTCTGGAGTTGGTTCTAATTCTGTATAAAGATTAACTGCTTGTGCTTTCTTGTTATCGTCCCAAGCCATTCTTCTTCTCCTGTTTTTGCCACGATAGCCGGGACACGTCCCTATCCTATCGAGCATTTCGTTATAAAATCTGTCGCCCATAATCTTTCCAATTATTATATCTATAATAACAGATTTTAAGGGCGATGTCAAGAACTATTTTTTAAATTCTTAATCGTCGTTTCTTTTCATTATGGATTCTGTATATCCATATACCCACCTTTTTCTATAGTCATCTGATAAAGCAAGAGGTAATCCCACCACAGGTAGTAAAAAGTTTATTAATACAGCATACAATATAAAGTGTAAAACTGTATAATTAGCCATAGGGTTATCGGGTTGTTTTTCTTTTATAATCTGAACAATGAATCTCCATGTTCTGATTAATGTTAAATACCATGTTGATACCCAAAAAGCAGCAAGATATTGCCACCATACTAGATTTTCTATTAAACTCATAAAATTCTCTCATATCCTTTTGCCCTTTTATTAAATTTTTTTATTTTTTCTGTTCAAGTTCATGTAGTAATATTACTGCATAGTGTATAATCTTAAACAAATCTTCCTCTCTTTTTTCCCCACTACCTTTCTTCCCAAAGCGTTGTGCATATTTTATTATATTACCTAAACAAAAGCCTTCACCTAAACCACAAGCATTTATAAATTCTGTAGCTTGTATACTACTCTTTGCATAGTGTCTATTATAGGTAGAACTTATATAATCCCCTACTTTAGCTAGTATTTGTTTTTCGTTGAATTTTCTCGTCATTGGTTTTTTAAGTGGTGGATTGTAATTATCAATCATCTCCATTTAGTTTCTCCCTAACTATATCCATTCCAATCTTTTTAATGTATCCCAAAGAACGTAGACGAAACAAATCCAAAAGCCTCGTCTATAAAAGTCGGCTTTATCTTTTTTATTCCATTTATCATCATTCATTAAAAATATGGGTGGGGTGTTGTTCTTTGTACTTCATTACTAAAAAATCATAATTTTTTGTAAAATAAACTTCAAAGTTTTCGTAGGGTACTTCACCTAATCCACTTCTTTCTTCCATATTTTCATAATATAACATTCTGCAATAGTTAATAAATGGTGTATTTTCAAATTTTGTTTTCATTTTTATACTAAAAGGAGACCAAACTTAGTGTAGTGGATAGACAAACATCATTTTTAAAAATATGTAATTGTCGATTTTGTATCCTACTTATTAAGTTTAGTCCCCAAATTTGTTAAGATATTCCTACAGAAGTTAAGTAATTTAACATAGATTTAACGGTGTGCATTTCTTCAATTTCATTATCAGGTATTTCGATCCCAAATTCTTCTTCAATATTTAAGATTAACTCGACCGTGTCTAAAGAATCTGCACCTAAATCATTCATAAAATTCGAATCTAATGAAATTTCATCTTCTCCAAGGTCTAATTGTGTTGCTGTTAAGCTAATAATTCTAGATTGTATACTCATTTTTATCCTTTGCTGTTAATTTTATCTTTAGCTGTTCCAGCATATAAGCCGAACCAAGCTGCTCCTGCACCTACTATGATACTAACTAAACCTGATTGTTCTAATGTTGGTTCTGGTAGTTCCATAAACCATATCGTACAATAATACAATAAGAACATATACACACTTAGAAATGCTCTTGGAAATATTCTCCATGCGTCCACCATATTAGAAAACCATATGTATTTTTGCCATGGATTTTCAGGTTCTAAAGCCATTTCCATTTCCATTATTTTTGCTTTTAGTTCCCCTATTTCTTGAACCATAGCCATAAACTTATTTAAGTCTAGTTCTACTTCATTACGACTCATGTCTCCATGAAAAGATTCGTGTCCGTTAGACATTATTTTTCTCCCGTACCCTGACTAAGGGCTTTGTCATAAATGACTAATGTTTATCCATGTCTTTGATAAACTTATAATCCTTTTCTTCCATATCCATATCTATAGGTTCCACACTATAGCTATACACTTTTATAAAGTCAGATATAGCTTTAAGAGGATTGTAGCCAAGATCTTCGAAGAATTTTATCCACGTTCGCGGATTGTTTTCTACATCTGTCTTGACAATTACTTCTATTTTATAAAGTTGTTTTACTGTCATATTAATTCTTTAATTAAAATCATAAGTATAAAGACTATAAATACCCATTCAGCTGGGGAATCTATCATTCCAACGATAAAATTTATTATCTTCACGTTTATAAAACCAACCTTTATACTTATGATTACTTAGAGGACATATACTTTCTACAAAAACTT